AGCGCTGTTACCCAGGGAGGTAGAAGCCTGAGTGAAGGTTGCCTTGCCGTAACGCGTCATCAGCGAAACGTGTGGGCTGAACGTGTTAGGATCAACCACGACACCAGAGGACATCAGCGGAACGTATGGGCAGTAGAAGTAGCCAGCGTCCATTTCGGAGTTGCCACCCTTGAAGCCCAGAACGATTGGCTCAGTACCTTGATCGTGATAGATGTAGGTGTAAACCTTGATCGAACCGTTCAGTGTACCAATCAGCTTGGTGTTGTTAGGACCTTCGAACGAGCCGGTAACAGCTGGAGCGAAGACAGACTTGGAAGCGTTCTGCAGAACAGTAGCAACCAGTGGGGAAACCACCATCCAGTTAGCTGGACCGCGGCGAGTCTTACGAGCGATTTCGTTAGCGACCTTAGCGACCAGGGTGCCAAGGACAGCATGACGATCACCAACCCAGGTAGGAACACCAGTGAAGGTACCGTTCATGTCGAACGAATCAGTCGTACCTGCGAGAGCGATCAGGTCGTTCAGGATTTCGTTGTCGATATCGGAAACAACAGCTGCCGAAAGAGCAGAAGTGATTTCAGATTCGAGGTTGAGACCATGCGAAGCGTTCAGGTCTTGCATAGCTTCTGGAGTCCACTTAGCCTGCAGCTTACGGGAACCAGCGGTAACCGTCTGCTTCAGAACTTCAAGCGACATCTTGCGACCGCCGAAGCCTTCATAGGTGCCCGTCAGAGCGCCTTGACCAGTAGACGTGCCGCCTGGAGTCGTTGCACCGTCGTCAGTGGAGTAGAAGCGCTTCATTGCGCTGTTGTTCGCAAACACTTCATCGCCAACGACGATGGAGTCATGCGGACCAGCCAGGGTGCCAGCCGACGGAGTCGACGTGACTGCGTCCTGGAACAGGAAGCGCATAGAGTAGACCAGACCGACTGGACCGGACATTGGCTGTACACCAACGAGTTCGGTTGCGATCGTACCAGGGATGATACGGCGCAGCATCGGGATAACGATCTTCTGGAAGTTACCGATAGAGCCAGCAGCGGTAGAACCGGTTTCTGCAGCTTCCTTCAGGTAAGACTTCTGGTTTTCCAGGGCGACGGCAAGAATCTTCTTCTTGCTTTCTGGCAGGCCCTCAAGAAGGGTGTCTTTGACTTCTGCCCAATTTTCGAATAGTTCCATTGAAGTTACTCCTCTTCGTGGTGGATTACATGCCAGCAAGCTTGCGCAGTTGCGCGAACTTGTCTTGCGTCTTTTGAGCAGCAGGGGCTTGCTCGTCACCTGTTACAACAGTCGTTGCACCCTCGTTAAGAGGTTGCTTGTCAGCAGCTGGTTGCGTTGCAGGAGCATCTTCCTTCAATACACGACCAATAAAGTGGTTGTAGGCTTCTTCGAGGCGGTTGGTTTCAACGTTCTGAAGAACAAAAGCCATTTGCTCGCGCTTCTTACCCGACAGTGGGGAAAGAATCTTCTCGAGCTTGGACTCACGGACCATCTTAGCGTTCTGGCCTTCGAGCTTAGAGATTGCTGCAGTTGCGTCTTCAAGCTTCAGGGTAGCTGCTTGGAGCTTAGCTGCGACAGACTCTTCGTCAATGTGCGAGCGCTGGAATTCGGTAGCGAATGCTTCGAAGATGCGACGACCGAAATCGTTCTGCGTAACTACTTCGAGGTCTTCCTTCAGCTCGGCGATTTCTTCAGTCAGGCGCAGTTCAAAGAATGCGTCCATCTTGTCGACCAGCTGGTCAAGTTCTGCTGCGAGTTGCTCGGCCATGACGTGCTTCTCTTCAACGATCTTTGCTGCGTGCTCTGCTTCCAGGTCACGGAAAGATTCGATGTCAGCCTTCAGCTCGGTGATTTCTTCCATCAGCTTTTCAGCTACGAAAGTATCGACCTTCTCAACGAGAGCGTCACGTTCAGTTGCCCACTGTTCGGCCAGCTCATTTCTCACTTCAAGGGTAACCGATTCACGAACAGACTGCTTAAAGCCGTCTACCGCGGTGGTCCATTGAGTGGAGATTTCAGCCTTTGCTTCCTCGCTAAGCAGCTCAGAGCTTAGCAGTTTTTGGAGGATTTCATCCATTGCAAGGTTCTCCTTTATTTGTTGGGAATAGCTACTCATTTCTGAGTAGCGGCTTTAGTGAACTTTGACGCGGTAAACGAACTCGTTTATTGCTAATTCGAGTTTAT